GTCACAAAGCCAAGAGCGATTAAACTATTTATTCGCCATGTGTAAAATTAAAAGCGACGACATAAAAGCCGCCGCGAGTGATCATCTAGTAAAAGGCATAAGCAAAACCCATGCAGCACTGTTAAATAACGTACCCGCGCCAAATTTAACGCGAGCATTAAAAACCTTAAATACCTATGCCGAATTAGTCGAAAAAATAAAAGCGCACGATGCGCAGCATAGCAAGTTTTACGCTTTACGCGCTGGGCTCTAAATCAAAATTAAGCTGTAACTTACTGCCAATTTCAGGATCCCTTGCTACTTCGTCCATCATTAACTTAATAAGCGGTTTAGTCTCGTTTTTAAAATACATGGCATCGTATTTAGTCGGGTCGCCAAGGCCTGCATTATTAGCCGGAATAATACCCGCCAAGCCCGGTGGAAAACGATGGGCGTTGAGTATATCTTGCGCCGATACGTTTTTAACGTTCATAAACTCGTCTTTACTTTCAAAATTACCCACAGGGATTATTTGTAAGCCCTTTTCTTTACCATTGGGTATGTTTACAAATAACGAACGGAAGTTACCCACGCCTTTACTGTCTTGAATTTTTTCTTTTATATCGTCTTCTATATCAGGGTCTAAGTTAGGGTCAGTCGCGTACATAATAAAACCCATGTGCGCGCCGTTTAAAAAGTACTTACGGCGGAACAGTGTGGCATCTTCATTTAATAACGTAGCCTGTAAGCCCCCTAAGTAATCGGCCAAGCCATACACTTGTTGCACGGGGTCGTATTGGCGAACCCAAATAATGTCGCGCTTTTTATATTTTTTAACTTGGCTATTACGCTCAAGCACTACCGCGCCACCGTCACCGCCAACACGGGTACGGTAACTAGGCAACGGAAACAACCTAACAATTTGCCCAAATCCATTACGTATTTTTAAAATTGCCACATCGCCAAATTGCACCAAGTTTAAAAACCCCGCTTGTACTTGCTGCGCACTCATACCGCCATTAATAAAACGGCTCGCGGCCATGTTCGCACGGCTTTGCACTATGCCACCGTGCTGGGCATTACGGCGGGTTAAGTTTGCTAATAAATGGCGGTCTACCGGTGGTTCCCAATACTGGTCGGTATCGTTATAAAATAGCGAGTCGTAATCGGTTAGCCACATGTCGGGCATTACTTGCTCAGGTAAGCCAAACACAACGGGCGCATTTTGCTTACCTTGCTGATCGTCTGGTTGCTGGGTTAACTGCTCAGCGTTTTGGTCTAATTCTGCATGGTCCATCGTGATTTTCTCTTATGTGCATGATTAAGGGGTTCGTTAATAACAGCGTGGCTAATAGCAAAAAATACATCTGCATGACCTATGGTGTTATCGCGGCTGGCTTTAAAGGTTATGGCGCCGCCCGAGTCGGTGCTGGTGCGGCGTATTGAAAGGCAGCTCATAGCAATGTCTTTATGGGATGCATCCCATTCAAGTCGGCCACCTTCAATAAGGTCTATCATTTTAAGTACTAAGCGGGTTTTACTGCCTACGCTGTAATGTATGGCGGTGGCTTCACGTGGGTACAGCGTGCTTATTGAGTCAAACACTCCCGCACCAATGCCGGTGGTATCTACGCCAATATAAGTAACGCGGTATTTGGCGTATATTTTTTGAATCTCACTCACATGGTGCGAAAAGTTCATACCGCGCCAATAGTGTTTTTCAAGTATTCTAAATTTTTCACCGGCTTTTTCTGGAGGGGCAACTACTACTAGTGCGGCATTATCGCGGGTGCGTGATGGGTCGTAACCTAACCACACCTCGCGGTTACCAAATGGCTGTACCGCATTGGGTTTATGGTCCTGCCAGCGGGTAGCATCAACCATACATTTTTCAAGGTCGCTAAATTTAAATATACTGTCGGCATCGTCCACAAAAATGCACATAAACAGGTTATTAAAATCATCGGCGTTGTATTCATCGCGCAGCTCGTCAATGTCGAACAGCTCACAACCACCGCGCAAGGCATCTTCAATAGTAACAACATAGCGCCATTGTTTATCGGGGCACAGCCTGCCGTTATCGCGTAATTCTACAAAGGTTGGGAACTCAATTTCTTCACGTTCAGCGCGGCCTTGTCGCCAGTGATCACCCGTCCAAAAAGTATAAGCAGGGTGCGCTTTAGTAGAAGGGGTCGAAAAATACGTTTTACGCCACTTTTTGTGCGTGGCCATAGCACTGGCTAATTTGTTTAGCTCGTTAAACTTACCAATCCAAAAGTATTCATCTACATAAACATGGCCGTGGTAACTTTGCGCCGTTTTGCTGTTGGTACTTAAAAACCGTAATTCAGCATCACCATGGGCAGTGTGCAAAGTAATAGGGTTACCGGTTAGCTCAATTTCAAAAAACTCTTGCGCAATGGCAATTATATAACTGCGAAACACCTCAGCCTGTGCGCGACTCGCTGATAAAAATATTTGTGGGTCGCCACTTAAAACCGCATCTTTAAACGCTTCACCTGCAAAATAGTAAGTAGCCCCAATTTGGCGGCTTTTTAAAATATTACGAATACGTTGATGCAAGTTTTCGTGCATCGTTTTTTGGTACCCAAAGAGTGAGTCGTACCAGGTGCCAAAGTCTTCAGCGGTTAAATGGCTAACATCGTTTTTACGCTTACGGCCTTTGCTTTTTTTATTGTCGGTACCGCCGCTATTATTGTTTTTATTACTGGGTTGGTTTGTTCCGTGGGGTTGCTCTGCATGCGCTGCTTTTTCTTGCTGGGCGCGTTGCTTTTTAAGCTTCACATGCTTTTCTATTAGCATGTCGAGCTCTTTTATTTGGTTGCCTGTTTTATCGCTTACATCGGTAAGTATTAAAATGCGGCGTGCAATAGCTTCGTCTACGTCTTCCTCGCGCAGCATATCGCGCCAATTGTATTTATCGGCCCAATAGTAAATAACACGGTTATTTGGTAGCCCCAGTTCATCGCGTATTTCGTCGGGCGTGTGGTGGCGTAAATAAAGCCGCTTTGCTGCTTCGCGTATTTCAGATGAATAAGCCATTGCTTAATATAAGTGCTCATAAAATTAGTAACTAGGCACAGTGTATTCATTTACAACAAGCTTATAACCGCTTAAAAATCCTCACGTTTCCTAAAACCCCCATATAGGAATTTGCAAAAAGCTAACTAGGTGAACACGTCTTTTTTTATGGCTATGCTGCGTTTAAATATTCAGTAACGCACACGGCAAACTAATGGCAAAGCAAACAGGTTGGGTAATTGCAGCAACAGAAGGCGCAACGGTAGACGGTCGCATTATTTCAAAAGAATGGATTAATCAAATGGCCGCATCGTATTCAGTTGACGAATACACAGCACTTATTTGGCCAGAACATTTCCGCTCAAGCTGGGGCCCAACCGAGGGTAAAAACTGGGGCACTGTTGACGAAGTAAAAGCCGCTAAACAAGGTGGTAAATTACGCCTGTTTGTAAAAATTACCGCTAACGACTACCTGCTTGCTGCCAATAAAGACGGCCAAAAGCTGTTTATGTCGATTGAGCCTAACCCCGATTACAAAAGCGAAGGGCGTTGTTATTTACAAGGCCTTGCCGTTACCGACTCGCCAGCCAGTTCAGGCACCAGCCGCTTAAAATTCTCTATTGGTGATAACGAAGCCGATCACGAATATAGCCAACTTGAAGCGCTAACACACAGTGACTTTATTACCACCAATAGCGAGCCAGTTACCCCAAATAGCAAACAAGCCAAAGCGCAAAGCTTAATGGCGCAACTATTTAGTTTATTTTCTAGCGATCAGCAGCCAGCAGATCAAGAGCCATCCACCGAGGAAGAACCCATGAACAAAGAACAGTTTAATGCCCTAATGGGCAAGGTTGAAGGATTAGATGCCAAGGTGACTGACCTTGAAACTAAATTCAGCAAGCCAGCAGAAAAACCAGAAGTTAAGCCAGAGCCAACACCAGAGCCAGAAATTAACCCAGAGCCAGCAACAGGCGTAACCGCTGAGCAATTTAGCCAGCTAATGGACAAAATGGACGGCTTTGGCAAAAAGGTAGACGGCATAGAAACCAAATTTAATGCCCTTAGCCAAGAGCAAAACGGCCAAGAGCCAGACCCAGTAGGCGGCGAAACCGTAGACCTGGTTTAACCAAACGCTTAACCACGTTTACTTTTATTAATGCATAACAGAGCGAGATAACGCATGCAATTAAATCAAACAGCCGCTGGGTTTTTAAAACATTACTCAACGCAACTAGCTAAAGCATTTGGTGTGGAAGACGTAACCAAACAGTTTGCAGTAACACCCCCAATGGAAACAAAACTACGCGCCGCGCTTTTAGAGTCGGTCGCGTTTTTACGCATGATCACCACCATGCCAGTCGATCAGTTAAGTGGCCAAGTTGTAAAGGTGGGTAATTACGGCATTGCAACAGGCCGCAAAGCGGGTGGTCGTTTTACATC